GCATGGAACCCTCCTTTTCGCCCCAGTCTAGCATCCAATCGCCGATTTAAGACACCCCGGTTGGCAGATCTTGAAATTTAGGGTACTGAAATCCCTGTGAAGCACGGAAAACGGGTCACGTTCACCGATCGGGAGCGCGAGATCTACGATCTCCGGCACTCCACCAAGCCCGAAATGCCCTTCGAGGCGATGGGAAAAGCCCTCGGAATCACCAAGGGCTCCGCCCACAGCATGTATCACAAGATCGTCCGCAAGATGGAGCGGGCGCAGATGAGCCCCGAGGAGGTGGTCGAGAAGCGCCGGCTCAAAAAGGCCCGCAACGGCAAGCGCGCCCGCTTGAAATTCGACGACCCCGACAAGTCTCCGCCCGAGGCCCAAAATACCGGTACCCCCTCGTTCGAGAAGCGCGACCCACAAACTGCTGCCGCAGTTTTGGATGAAGTATCCCACGCCCTGCGCCCCTCCATGGCCGCCATCGGGCGCAAGTACGGGGTGCCCATAGACCTACTGAATCGCTTCATGGAACGAGTCGACCGCCAGTACCGGGCACTGGTCGAGGAGGTGAAAGCGCCGCGGCTGCAAGAGCTGGTGGACCTGACCGGAGCGCGGGCCCGCGCCGTGCTCCAGTCAATCACGCCCGAGGACATCGAATCCGCCTCGCTGCGCGACAAGGCCGTGGCGATTTCTATCCTGGTGGAGAAGCACCTGCTGCTCGAGGGCCGTCCCACCCAGATCATCGAGAACCGCGAGGATGACCAGAATCTCGACCGCGTGATCGGGTTCGTGTTGGAGGAAGCCAATCGCCGCGGCATCACCTTCGACCTGGACCCCACGACCGGCGCTATCAACCCCATCCGCGACGACCCCAGCCAGTCCTACGGCCCCGGCGCAGGGAAGTTCCATCAGCTCAACGCCAAGCTGAACAAGGAAAATCCCGGTGGCTAAGCCGCGCCCCATCTCGGTGCCCGAGGACCTGTCGGAGGTGGGTCGCCAGCACCTGATCCCCATGAGCCAGGCGCAGTTCTACACCTACGCCTCCGACTTGATGCGCAAGCAACAAACCAAGCGCAAGAACCAGCAGATCCTCTACTACCAGCCCGTGACGAAAGAGGCGATGAAGATCCACACCGCGACAGAAAGATATGTAGGTGTGGGAGGTGGGAATGGCAGCTCCAAGACTGAGACCTGCCTCGTGGACATGGTGGCCGAGGCCACCGGGATCATCCCGTACTCTCTTCGCGACGTGGGCATCGACTGGGCCGAGCGGTTTCGCGGCCCCACGCAGAATCGCGTCATCGTCGAGAGCCTCACGACGACGCTCGAGAACATCATCCTGCCCAAGCTCCAGTACTGGCACTGGACCGGGATCGACCGCCCGGGCGGCCAGCGCGGACACTGGGGCTGGATCCCGCGCTCGTCTCTCATACAGGGCTCGTGGGACAAGAGCTACTCTCAGAAGCTCCGCACCTTGCGCATGTACTGCCGCGACCCGGAGCAGCCCGAAAAAGTGCTGGGGGAGTCGACGATCCAGTTCATGGCACACACGCAAGATCCCTCCGACTTCGCGTCGGGTGACTTCGACCGGGTGCTGTTCGACGAGCCGAGTCGTTATGCGATCTTTCGTGAGAACGAGGCGCGGACCATGCGCGTCAACGGCCGCATCTTCCTCGCCATGACCTGGCCCGATGACCCTGAGATTCCGATGGACTGGCTCTTCGATGAGTTCTACGACAAGGCGCAGCCGGGCGACGCCAAGCACAAGAACTACACCTGGATCAATCTCTATACGACTGACAATCCGCACCTGAACCAAACGGCTGTCAGCGAGCAAGCTGATAGTTGGAGTGAGCAGACGAAGCTGGTGCGAATCTACGGGCAGCCGATTCGCTTCAGCAAGCGCGTGCATCCACTGTTTACGGATCAGGAGCAGTGGTGGTGCTTCGATTGCCAGAAGGTGATCGCGCCCACAGACGGCCGCTGCCGTTGCGGCACGCAGAACATCACGCAGTTCAACCACGTCGAGGATTTCGAGGCGTCGGGCTCGTGGCCCACGATCTTCTTGCTGGACCCGCATCCAAGGAAGCCGCACATGGGGATCTGGGTGCAGGTGACCCCCAACGACGACTACGACCAGATTGACGAGATCCTGTGCGACGGCTCAGCGGAAGACCTGGCAGCGCAGGTCTATGCGCAGGAGCAGGAATTGGATCTGAACGTGGTGATGCGGTTCATGGATCCGAACATGGGAGCCACGGGAGCCCGCGCTGCGCTCGACCGCGAGATCACCTGGCAGGACGAGTTCGATCGGGCCGGGCTACCACTAGCCCTGGCCGACGACTCCGGCGTGGGGCGCAAGCGCATCAACGACTCGCTCAAGCCCGACCCTCACACGCTGCGTCCCCGGATGCGGATTCACTGGCGTTGCTCGAAGACCATCCATCAGTTCAAGCGGTTCGTGTGGGATGACTACCGGCTGAACCTCGAGAAGGATCAGAAGCAGATTCCCAAGAACAAGGACGACGATTTCCCGGCGCTGTGGCGGTACTTCCACAATGAGGATGTGACGTTCCAGCAGGCCAATTACGGGGCGCCGATCATGCGCCACGGCCGGGAGGACACCGCCGCCTCTCGGGTCCGTCGCGCTGTGGGTTGAGGGCGACATGGAAGGACATCGACTGAGCGTTCCGTTGGATCTGTTGCGTCGGCTGGCGCTTTCCAGCCGGGAGGCGGCCAAGCTGCTCGACCATGCCGGGCAGTGGAAGCAGGCCGGAGAAGCGGAGCAAGCGGCGATGGAGGCCGACGAGGTAGCTCTGCAAGAGATTTGCAGCGACCACCTCGACAACTAGGAGGAGCGATGTCCCAGGTCACCTCGTGCGACGGCTGCGGACAGGTTCAGGGCGAGGAAGAGACGTTCTTTGCCTATGGAGTTACGGAGACGCTCGAATACTGTGTGGAGTGCTGCGGGTTGGTGGATTCCTATCTGTGCGAGCGAGACGAGCTGCACACCCGGCTGGCCGAGGAGTTTCAGGACGACGTGCAGGCTTTGATCCATGCATGGCTCGCGGATCGCCCCAATGGGAAGCTGCCCGACTTTCGGAGAACCAAATGAGCAAAGTACGAAAAGTTGAACGCCTACCCATATATTACGTTGAGTGGGAAGATTCTGAATCATGGTCCGGTTGGTCTAAGAAAGATAGATTCCCAGAGTCTAATCTTTGCACGACGGTTGGATTTCTTGTTGCGGAAGAAGAACGATATTTTTTATTCGCTGGTTCCAATGATGGAATAATTAATGGTTATGTAAGCGAAGTGATGAGAATTCCTAAGGTGGCAATACGAAAGAAGCGAAGAATTCGGTATCCCGATGGTTGAGCAAGCCAGATTGGAAGCCCGGATCGTATGTCCCACCTGCAACGTAACCCGGTTTCGCCTCTACTCCACTCCTGCACAGGGCAACGGCTCGGGGATCCGGGCGAACCGACTGGAGCCGACGCCGATCGGCAACGATCACAAGCAGTGCTTCCGGTGCGGGACAGCGCTGGAACGGAGGGAGGCGTGAGGGTCCGCGTCTCCAGCACCTCGACCGGCACCAAGATCGGTCCGCTGATGCTCACCGATCCGACGCCTGTGGTCGCTGCCTATTCCATGCGGTTCGATGACGAGCTGGTGCTCGCGGATGCAACAGCCGGGGCGTTCACGGTGACGCTGCCGGATGTGACGCTCGACGCGCGGCCGTTCTACGTGATCAAGAAGGTCGACGCCGTGGCGACGGTCACGGTAGACGGTAACGGCAGCCAGACGATCGATGGCGCACTGACCGTGGACCTGGCTTCTCAGTGGGATTCGCTGCTGCTCGTCCACGACAACGCGGCCTGGTACAAGGCATGAGAAAACGCGCCGGCTGCTGCTCGCTTTGCGATGTCGAGGTATTCGAGGTCGGCGATCGGAAGCCTAACGGCGACCCGAAGCAGATTCTGGCTCCTCTCGAAAACGCTCGGCGCTTGACGTTGGTTCTTTGGAGTGGCCACACGGCCAATTTGACCCTGTGTGGTGAGTGCCAGCTGACGCCGGATCGGATGTCGGAGATTCACGCGACGATGGTCGAGGCGCTTCATCGCGGCACTCAGCACCGGACGATTCCGTTGGAGCCCGCGGCGGCGGAGACGGAACGACGGATGCTCTACATGGCAACCCAGGACATTCCGATGGGAGTCCTCGAAGATCGTCTCTGGACGGAGGTACGCTGACATGACCGCTCCGCCGATCACTGCCCCGAAGCGTGAGCGGACCCGCCGCAACCGGCTGCGTAAGAAGAAGCGCGAGCTGGCCGAGCGCGTGATCACGTTTGCCAAGGACGACCGCGACGGCCGCAAGGACACGCGCGAGCGTCGTCTTCAGCTGCAAGCCAAGCTGCGGATGTGGCAGGAGCGGGTGGAGAACCTGCCCTGGCCCGATGCCAGCAACGTGGCGCTGCCCGACATCGCGACCGCAAGCTTGATTGCTCAGGACTCCCTTCACAACGCGGTGTTGAGTAGCCGGCCTGCTGTCACTTCCAAGGCCGTGAGCCCGGGGGGTGAGGATTCTCAGGATCTGATCGACGACCTGCTCGACGCGCAGTTCTTCGTGGAGCACGACGGCGAGAAGACGATCGAGGACATGGCCCAGAACTTCGTCGAGGAGGGCCACACTCAGGTGCTCGTGACGTGGGTTCGCGAGAAGCGCTCGATCACGGATGTGCGAGTGCTGTCTCGGTTGCCGTTCGAGGTGGAGCCCGCCCAGTGGTTCCTCGAGCAGATCGGCAAGCATTTCACCCAGGTTCCGGTACACCGAGAAGATGAGGACGGCTGGGATTGGCGCATAGAGGAGGAAGACGGCCACGTCAGTGTCAAGTTCTATACCCGGCCCAAGGACGGCAAGATCGAGATGTTGATCAAGCGGGACGTGGTGGTGCATGACGGTCCACTGCCGATTGTCTACGAGTACGACCGCTGTCTGTACCCGCCGCGCAGCAAGAATCTTCAGCCGCCCACCCCCAAGAACCCGGGCGGGGCGCCGCATGTGATCTTCGTGGATCGCCCCACGGTGGACGAGGTGAAGCGGCTCCAGCGCAGCGGCTTCTACGATTTGATCGGCCCCAAGGACATCAAGAAGATCGAGAAGGCGGCGATGGACCGCACCGAGGATGACGAGGAGCGGCAGAAGGATGCGTTCCAGGGGGTGGATGACGAGACGCCGATCAAGGAGACGAGCCAGACCCGGGTGACCCGGTTCCTGTGCTTCGATCGCTTCGATCTCGATGGCGATGGGCTCGACGAGGACGTCTGCTTCTGGGTGCTGAAGGAGGGCGGCTGGCTACTGAAAGCGCGGCCCATGACCGAGCTGTATCCCACCAAGGACGGAAGGCGGCCAATTGCGGAGGCAGCGTTTTTGCCCGAGGCGGGGCGCCGCGAGGGGATCTCGCTGCCGGAATTTCAGGAGGCGCTCCACGACATCTCCAAAGCGACCTTCGACCAGATGGTGGACTCCGGCACCCTGGCGAATACTCCGTTCGGCTTCTATGACCCGACCGGGAACATGAAGCCCGACGTGATCACGATCTATCCGGGTGACCTCTACCCGATGCGCAACCCGCGGCAGAACGTCCACTACCCGACGTTTGCGGCTCAGAGTCAGACGTTCGGCATCAATTTGATGACGCTGGTCGACAAGATGGATCAGCGGCTCACGGTCTTCAGCAACGAGCTGAACACCGGACAAGTGCCCAAGGGCCGGGCCTCTGCTCTGCGAAACGTGGGATCAATTGATCGGATCCAGCAAGCGGGCGAGGCCCGTCCCGAGCGTGTGCTGCGCCGCTTCTTCACGGCGCTGAAGCAGATGTTCTCGTTGATGCACGAGTTCAACGGTTTCCTGATGCCGCCGGAGAAGCAGTTCACGCTGGTGGGCTATACGCGCCCGCATCAGAATCCATATCGCAAGGTGACAGCGTCGCAGGTGAACCGCGGCTTCGTGTTCGACTTCACGGCCAACGTCAAGAACGCCTCGCGGGGTGCTGCTTTCGAGCAGCTCCAGCAGGCGATGGGCTTGACGATCCAGGCGCTGCCGGTGGAGATGGGGATCACGCAGCCCGAGAATGTGTACCGGCTGCTGTTCGACGCGCTTCGCAAGATCGGCTTGAACGAGCCGCAGCGCTACATCAGCGAGCCCACTCCAGCCAGCAACCTGCCGACGATTCTGGCGGAGGAGGCCATCGCCAACCTGCTGATGGAGCAGGCGCCGTTCGGCGAGCCGTTGGAGGGGGCGCAGCCGCATCTCGAGAAGCTGATCGAGTTCGAGCGGGATGATGAGCAGTTCGCAGCCATGACCCGGCGCGGCGCGCAGATGTTCAAGATCTACGCAGAGGAGGTGGCGCGCAAGGCGCAGGAAGAGAAGCAGCTGGCTGCGCAGGCGGCGCAGGCGGATCAGTTCGGAAATCCGGTAGGCCCTTCAGGACCGCGACAGCCGCAGGCGCCCGCTCCGGTAGATGAGGGCAACCCGCCCGTGCAGGGTGCGGAGCTACTCAACGAAGAGCTTCAGGAGGGTGGCGGATGAGCTTGAGTCGGGAGGAGTATCAGGGGCGTGTGGATGCGGCACTCAACGACCATCACCGCCAACAGGCACGGAAGGTCGAGGCGGCTATCTACCAGCTCCGGCAGGCTGAGGTGCCGATCACGAAGCTGACGCAGGACCCGAATTGGAACTACTACCTGTCGCTTCTCCAGTCCAAGATCGAGGAGTCCACCATGTCACTGCGCGCAGCGCAGGAGGACCGAACGGTGGACTTCAGCCATGCCGTGCTCGCAGAGCGGCGGGCTCAGGTGTTGGCTTGGCAGGCTCGGATCGACACGCTCGAAGAGGTGCTTCATCTGCCCACAGACATTTTGTCCGGTGCGAAGGCGAATGTTGAAGAGGGTTGATCTCCGCTGCCCGAAATGCGGCCGACTGCTTTTGCGTTTCGCGCCAAGTGCGCGAAACGACATAGAAATCCGTTGCCGCGGCTGCAAATCCTGGGTGCTTTTGGAAGGCTTCCACCTGTCGGTGTCCCCGGGTTCGGTTGACATGGCGAAAAACATGGCGTAATGGACTGATAGAGCAGCTTTATCGCGCGCCCTTGAGCGCCTACAACAGGCTGTCGGAACTCGCGGTTCCGGCGGTCTGTTTGTCGTTTGAGGATCGGTGGAAGCGGCTCAGGATTCGCCGCCCGAAGCGGCAGCGCAGTCGTCAACCCCGCATCGACAACGGGAGGGAGTCTCATGGGTATCGGTGGTACAGAAAATCCGGCAGGTGCTTCTCAGTCCGAGCCGGGAGGCTCCCAAGAAAACTCGATCCCGCATTCCCGTGTGGTGGAGATGGTCGGGAAAGCCAAGGACGAGATGCGAGCCGAGAACGAGCAGCAGCTCCAGGCTCAAGAGCAACGGCTTCGCGCCGAGGCCGCCCAGATGATGGCGGCCCGGCCCGAGGCCCAGCCTGCCGTGACTCGCGAGTCGCTCACCCAGATGGTGAACGAGGGCACGATCACGCAGACCCAGATGGACGTCGAGCTGGATCGCCAGCGCGCCGCACAGATCGAGCAGGACATCGATGCCAAGGTTGAGGCCAAGGTCAGCGAGCGCGAGACGAAGAAGAAGGTTCAATCGGAGTTCGACGCCTACCTTCAGGCTATGCCCTCCATCAAGGTCCGTACCAGCGACGAGTTTCGTCGGGCGGGTGTTGAGATGAAGAAGCTGATGGATGAAGGCCATCCCAACGATCTGCGCACCGAGGTGCTGGCGATGAAGCTGGCCTTCGGTCCCGCAGAGGCGCTGACACGCAATCCGAACGATCGCGAGACGCACGAGGATGGCGCAGGTGGGGATGGAGGAGCTGAAACGAAGTCCTCGACCGAGGAGCCCGGCGGCCCGCCCAAGGGTCTCGATGCGCGTCGCAAGGCGTACTACGAGAAGGAGATCGCCCGCGGCATCTACACCGGCTGGGACGATCCGATGGTGGTGAGCCAG